CTGCCTATGATCTCTTCTTCGATGTATACAACGAAACATTCGATCAAGCAGGTAACTGAAATCATGATTACTAAATCACAAGCAGTCTCACAATTTCGTTACAACTGGAAAGTTGCAATCAAGCAAAATTCAGTGGTGAATAACATTTCTGCAAAACGTGAGGCATGGGGAATCTTCACTGATGATCTTTGCAAAGAAGGATATATCAGTATGAAGAAGTATGAGTCATGGACATCACCATTTTGAACGTTAAATCTGCCCTTTCAAATCTCACATCAATGACAGACATGAACACAGTTGAAATCAACAAGTCCATCATGGAGTTGAATTATAAGAAGGAGAAGTTACAGAACGAGGTTGATGATATTCAATCACAGATTAACTTCCTTGCATCACTTCGAGAATCACAAAGAATGAATAATGATGAACGATCAGGACAATCACTATTCGATCAAATGTTTGGGGGCTAATGGAACTCGAATTGCCACCTGATTTTCATCACATTGCACCCAAAGGTTTCTCTTATGAAGTTGAACAATTCAAGCGTAATCTTTCTAGTATCTGGTTGCTCAATCATGGTTTCTTTTCTTATACCAGTGAAGTTCCAAGGACAATCTGGGGGTTCTATGATAGAAAAAAGAAATGCTATTACGCGCCTATCAATTCCACCAAGCACGGAAATAAGGTAGACATAAAGGATACTAGGTGTTATACTTCTATGAGATTAAATCTTAATCCATTAGAACGATTGTTGTATGAGTAAGTATCACCCAAAGGTTAATGATTATGTCAAGTGGAAAAACAAGAAGTTTGAAGGATGGGTATATTTCGTTGATAGTGAATACATAACGATTGAACTATATGTAAAACCCAAACCCAAATGCCAGTATACAAAGCAAGAACGTCATAAGAATATTCATTGCTTATTACTCTGTTATCCTTATCAATGGTCTGAACTCACTTATGTCAACTCTCGCAAATCCGTCTATGACACAGACAAAGAATCGTTATACAATCGTATGGAAGAAACATAAGAAACGTGGTTATGTTTCCCGTCAAGAGGTGACAGTCATTGGGGAAGATGCTGCACTACATGTGATTGAGACTATGGTGCCAGATAAGGACAATTATGACGTATATTTGGCGTTTTAGTGCTGTTTTCCCTTAAAATAACGTTTTAAATGGTATTATAAATATATGTCACTGATTTATAAGTTATCCACAATCGTTGTGGAAAAGTGTTATTAACCTGTGGAAACGTGCTGTAATTGTTGTTATTATTGTTGTGAAATGTGTTGAGGTGTTGTGATCTAAGCGAGCGTATCATAAGGAGAGAGTTTTGTCAACTACACCACCGATTTTTTCCTGAGACTCACACAAACCACTTGACAGTCTCAGAAATTTATTATATAATACAGAGGAACCCACCACCAGTCCGATGAACACTAGCCACGCAGAAAAGCAGCAGATTCGTGTGACATTAGACTTCGAAGTCTTTGCGGACTTTGATGTTCATCAGATAGACTTTGACAAGGTTTTTGATATTGGCGGTGGAGAGAACTTGACAGTCACTGTGGAAGATTTGTCAGAAAATGTAGAAGAACTCTGGGCAGCAGCATATCTCTAAGGTCGGAGACAGAGTGTTAACGAGGGATTGACAGTTTCTCAGAAAAGTGTTATAATCCACAGTGTCACTCATTGACACTTAGAGACAGCAGTTAGCGCGTGGTTGATGATATCGTGCCGGGGCGCGTATATAAAAACGCTAACTACCCTAACCTACAACGAACCCAAAACGCGAACTAAATATACTTCATCTCAAAAAAATTCTGAGATTTAGAAAGGTCCTATTAGGTTCAGAGATGGAAAAAAATTTCCCAGAAAAATTTGAGCGCCCATGGGGTTACTATGAGAATCTCCTAGAAACTAAACTGTATAAAGTTAAGAGACTTGTAGTATATCCTGATCAACAGTTATCATTACAATACCATTTTCATCGTGCAGAGTATTGGACGGTAGTAAAGGGGGATGGTTATGTAACTATCGGAGAGAACGTGTACTATGCATCCGCACATAGTCATTACACTATTCTGAGAGGAGAGCAGCACCGTTTAAAGGGTGGTGAGTATGGCATAACTATTATAGAGGTTCAGTTAGGATCTCAATGTAATGAAGAGGACATTGTAAGATTAAAAGATGATTACAAACGAGTATAGATTTCACATTTACGCAAAGGATAAATGTCTTTATTCGAGTTTAACAAATGAAGAATTTATGGAGACCTGGGAAACGCTGAAAGGTATGGTGGGACTCATGAAGACAGACTATGAAGAGTCTGATTTAAATTATGAGAGGGTCAAACTCATGAAGAATTCGGAAGAATCTTCGTATTGACATATCATAGATACACTGTTAGAATTGAAATGTAGGTTATTCAAACTTATGGCAAAAGGATTTACGGTTAAAGCAAAGACTCCTCCGGTACAAAAGAAGGAAGAGTTTGACATTGATGGAATTAAAGCTCGGATGAAAGGCAAGAGCATTGTGTTCTGTCTTCCAGGTCGCGGCGTCTCATACGTCTTCTTAAAGAACTTCGTGCAACTATGTTTCGACTTAGTTCAGAATGGGATGAGTATTCAGATTAGTCAGGATTACTCTTCGATGGTGAACTTTGCACGATGCAAGGTTCTTGGCGCAAATGTATTGCGTGGACCAAATCAGATTCCCTGGGATGGTAAGTTGAACTATGACTATCAGTTATGGATTGATAGTGACATTGTATTTGACACAACGAAGTTCTGGCAATTGTGCGATATGGCGCTTGCTGAGGATGGCACAGAGAAAGAGATTGTTTCTGGTTGGTATTGCACAGAAGATGGGAAGACCACTTCTTGTGCTCACTGGTTGGAGGAAGAGGACTTCCGTAAGAGTGGTGGTGTCATGAACCATGAAACTCTGGAATCCATCTCAAAGCGCCGCAAGCCTTTCACAGTTGACTACATTGGTTTCGGTTGGTGTATGATCAAGAAGGGTGTGTTTGAGCACGGAGAGATGAAGTATCCATGGTTTGCACCAAAGATGCAAGAGTTTGAATCTGGTGAGGTTCAGGACATGTGTGGAGAGGATGTATCATTCTGTCTCGATGCAATTGCAGCAGGATTTGATATCTGGGTGGATCCAAGGATTCGCGTTGGTCATGAAAAAACTCGGGTGATTTGATATGGCAAAGATGAAGAGATCCCTTACAGGGGGTAATATGATTGAGTCTAGTCCGAAGAAAACTCGTCAGGGAACTGGGAAGCATACTAAGTATGCGGCAAGCTCGCGTAACGAAGCTCGTAAACGTTACAGAGGACAAGGAAAGTAATGAGTCAACTCGTCATCAATCTCCCTGCACAGAAAGTGTGGGTTCGCAAGGAATATCTAAGAGATTTGAAGGACGGGTATGGTGAGTTTGTAGAGGGCGTTTGGGTGACTGCTAAAAGCATCCCCGGACGCGCTTTTTATTTTGAGACCTACCTACCCGAATATGGTGCAATGTTTGATAAGTTGCCCATCAGTGCCTTTGTATCAGAACCAAAGACACCAGATCCCGATTTAGATTTACCAAATTTACAATTTTGGAATTGTATGGACTATGGAGTCCGTTGTATTGAGAAACAATTCATCGGATCTATGGACTTCGAAGTCCGTACACGACACTTTGGTAACCTGAAAGGTGAGTATTTGTTTACTTTGGACAACTACCACCCTGATCACGACATCATTGACTGCAATGTAAGTGAAATTCCACAAGAGCACAAGTCACATAACTGCATTGAGCTCGAAAATGGGCAGTATGCGCTATATCCAAACAATAGAACAAGAATTTATGACCTATCAATTACCCCGGAAACGCCGCTTACGCCCGATTTCAAGGTCTCCACGGAATATTATCAAGTTGAAAATGGAATCCGATGGGGTAGACTCGGGGATACCGATGAGTATTTTTGGGAAACTCCTTCTGAATCACGAAATAGTGGCATTGGAAGCACCACCATTTGAGTGTGGACCCTCTCATTTTACCCAAGGATATGGATTCTTTGGTAATGTTGGAAATTCGGCTCTAAATAAGACAGAAGTCTTATCGATAACAGGTGCCACAACCAGTCTCACGGGCATTTAAAGACATTTCTTTGTCTTTCACGAAGCATCCGATCACTCGGGATCTAATTACGCTGTCAAATGAGCGTGCTATTTCTCGTTCTATTAGAAATCTGGTGCTTACTGCCCTAGGAGAGAGACCTTTTCAACCAAGATTAGGTTCTCAAATTTCTAGAAGTCTTTTTGAACTATTAGATTATGGTACAGCGGCCGTAATTCAAAAAGATATTGAAGTTACAATTAAAAATTTCGAACCAAGAGTGGAAATTAACACTATTGAAGTGAAACCTGAGTACGATCAAAACGGATATAACGTATTGGTCTCATATTTTATCGTTGGGCAACCTAGAACCCCGGTACAATTAGAGTTTATCCTTCAAGTAACAAGATAATGCCACTCACAAAATTCTCAAATCTAGATTTTGATCAAATTAAGACGCAGATAAAGGATTATTTGCGCTCAAATTCTAATTTTACCGACTTTGACTTTGAAGGATCCAACTTTTCGGTCCTAATTGACACGTTAGCATATAATACTTACATTACTTCGTATAACGCCAACATGGTGGCAAACGAAGTTTTCATTGATAGCGCCACATTAAGAGAAAATGTGGTTTCTCTCGCAAGAAACATTGGATATTTACCATCTTCTAAGAAGGCATCAAAAGCGACTGTAAGCTTCTTTGTTGATACAAGCACTCTGACTACTAATCCTACAACAATGACTCTTAGAGCGGGTCTGGTAGCGGTCTCAGACAGCTTTGGAGGGTCTAATTTTACTTTCTGTGTACCTGAATCTATTACTGTACCGGTAAATGAAAATTTTGCCTTCTTTAATGAAATTGAAATCTTTGAAGGAACGTTTATATCGAAAGAATATACAGTAGACGACTCAGATATTGATCAAAAATTTATAATTCCCAATTCAAATGCAGATACTTCGACTTTATCTGTACAAGTCAAGGAGAGTTCCTTCGATCTTGCCTCAGTTAAGTATGAATTAGCACAAAGTATCATTGATGTGGGTAATACATCTAAGATCTTCTTGCTTCAAGAGATTGCTGATGAAAAATATGAACTTCTTTTTGGTGATAACATCTTTGGTAAGCGTCTAGAAGACGGAAATGTTATTCAGATGTCCTATGTGATCACTAATGGTGATATTGCCAACGGTGTATCCAACTTTACCTTCTCTGGAAGGTTATTTGACAATAATGATCGAGTAGTAACTACCGGTGTTTCTGCAATTGCGGTAAATAACAATTCTATTGGTGGTGGAGACATTGAATCTGTCTCTTCTGTTCGTAAATATGCACCTTTGAAGTATGCTGCACAGAATAGGGCAGTTACAACCCAAGATTATGAGGTCATGACCAAGCAAGTGTTCCCAGATACAGAATCTGTGTCTGCTTTTGGTGGAGAAGACCTTGATCCTCCTCAATATGGTCGAGTTTTTATCGCAATCAAACCAACAGGTGGTAGCTATCTCTCAAATTTCGTAAAATCGACGATTATTTCTAATTTAAAGAAATTTACTGTTGCTGGTATTGTGCCACAGATCGTTGATCTCAAATATTTGTATGTTGAGATTGATACTAACGTATATTACAATACAAACCTCTTCCCATCGGCATCAGG